CTATATTGAAGTCGGAAAGCTCCTTTTGAGTCCTTTCTAAATTATTTTTATTATGTTAAGTAAAGAAGACCTGGAATTAATTGAAGAGGTTAGTCCTGTTCTAAAAGATTATTTATTAGTTTCTATTAACGAGGGTATTAACTCTATGTTGGATATTATTGATGCTGGTAAAAATGATTATGATGCTTTTTTTGAAACTGTAGATAAAAATGAAGCTAAAGAAATGTTTAATTTTATAGAAGATGTTGCTTTACCATTTTATACGGAAAAAGAAATGTTTGAATATAGCTCTAAATGTAAAAAAATAAGTGATTTATTAACCAAGTACAAGGGTTTAAAGAAAAATTAAAAAAAACGTGCCTCCCTAAGATCTTTTTCGTAACTTCAAACCCATGTTCACAAAAACAGAAAATTAAAAAATGAAAAGAAAAAAAGTAGTAAGTAAATATAAAAATGAAATTTATATACTTACACTTGAAGATTGTTCCTATTGTTCTTTATTAAAGAATAGCCTACTTAAACTTAAAATTCCCTTTCACAATATTAATATAGATAGAAATTCACATTTAGGGGATCAAATCGAAATGGAATACGGCACCCAGGGGTATTATCCGGTGATTATCTATGGAGAAAATGTACTTCTTCCACATACAAATTTGGTTCCCTCAGATACCCTTCGTATATTCAACACTATTGATGAAGCACTAGAGCTTCTCTTAAAAAATTATTATGAGATATAAACAATTAGTATCAGACAAATTAGACCAATTACATAATCAATTAAGTATTCTTAGACATCAAGCTAATACTAGGGATATGGTTAATTTTAATCAAACTTTAGAACAAACTAAAGAAAAAATTGAATCAATTCAAACATTAATTAATAACGAACAGTAATGGTTTTAACAGCGGAACAAATTAAATCCAATTGGGATGAATTTCTTAATAATATAGAAACACATATCCCAGGAAATAGAGGAGAGCAATTAAGTAATTTTTATAAACGATATGAAGAACGTATTGCTTTAATGCCTGCTGCCCATAAAAAAGAATACCATTCTGCTTTCCCAGGAGGGTATGTAGACCATGTTAACAGAGTTGTAAAAGCATCTCTTAAATTATATGATTTGTGGGAAGAAATGGGTTGTGATATGACCACATTTACTAAAGAAGAATTAGTATTTTCTGCTATCAATCATGATTTAGGAAAAATGGGAGATAAGGAACATGAAGCTTATATTCCTCAAACTGACCAGTGGAGAAAAGACAAATTAGGAGAGGATTATATGTTTAATAAACAATTACCTTTCTGCTCTGTCCCAGATAGAAGTTTATTTTTATTACAACAACACGATATATTATATTCATTCAATGAAATGATTGCTATTCAAACCCATGATGGTTTATATGATCAGGCAAATGAAAAATACCTTAAAGCTTTTATGCCTGAGCAAAAACCTCGTACTTCACTACCATATATTTTACATCAAGCTGATTTAATGGCAGCTCGTATTGAATTTGAGGTAGAATGGTTACCTAAATTTAAAGGTGAGTCATCTCAACTAAAACCAGAAAAAACTACTAAACAAAAAAGAGTTAATTTTACCTTAGAACAAGCTGGTAAGAATTCTAATTTGTTAGATTTAGTTAAAAATATTTAATATGAATACTACATTATTAATAATTTTAATTAATGTAGGTGTCATTATTTTAGGAAGTGGCATTTATATTATATTTAATTTACTTAAAAAAAATGAAAAACTAGAAGATATTGCTGTTAAACAAAACGAGTATATTAATAGTATTTCAACCATAATCAAAGAATCCGATAGAAAACTTTCAGAAATAGATTCTAAAGGAACATTTCAATCTGATGATGAAATTGGGTGGTTTTTTAAACAAGTAAAAGAAATCCAAGATATTATTAACGAATATAAAATCCAATAAAACATTATGACTTTAGACGAACCCTTACAGGGGAAAGTTCTAAAGGTACCTGTAAAAGAAGAAAATAAAAAGGTTTTGTACACTAAAAAAGGTACAATTAGAAAACGTAAACCCAAAACTAAAAATCAATATTTTACTGAAGATACCGAGAATGCTATTTTAGAGTATTTAGAAGAAACTGATCCTATAAAAAGAAATAAAATTTACAATGAAAGGATTTGGTATGGTTTTTTTAAATTAACTGAAAATATAATCCATACTTTTAAATTCTATTATACTGAAGTAGATACTATTGCTGAACTTCAACATGAAGTAACAGCTTTTCTATTAGAAAAACTTCATTTATATCAAAAAGACAAAGGTAAGGCATATTCTTACTTTGGTACTATAGCTAAACGATATTTAATTATTTATAATAATAATAATTATAAAAAACTTAAACAGAAAGCCCCTGTGGATGCTATTGATACCGATTTTTCTATTTCAAATGATTTATACAATAATCATACAAATGATAAACCAAGAATTGAAAAATTTATAGATCAATTTATACTTTATATAGATCATCATTTATTTGATTTTTTTCCTAAAGATGATGATGCTAGAACAGCCGATGCTATTATTGAATTATTTAGAAAAAGAGAAAATCTAGATATTTTTAATAAAAAAGCACTTTACATTTATATTAGAGAAATTACAGATCAAGAAACACCTCAAATAACAAAAGTTATTAAGAAAATGAAAAAAGTTTACCGATCTAAAATCTCAGAATTCTACGAAAAAGGATATATTACAATAGAAAAGTAAAATTCTTCTTATAGAATATATTTATATCAAACTATAAGATTATGGATTTTGAACAAATTAACCTATTTGGTAAGAAAACTTTTGCAGACCTTTTAAAAGAAATACATAGTAATCAAAAAGATAAAGAAGGTCAACTAAAAAGCTTAATTGAAGGTTTAAAACCTTTAGTAACTACACCTGGAGAGGCTACAATTATAGTTCCATTAATTAAAGAATATATGGAATTAGCTATTAAAAATGATGATCATTTATTAAAAATGGCTAGTGTTGTACAACGTGCTATGAATTCTAAAGTAGCTGAAGGAGAAGAATTACTTTCGGATGAAGACAAAGAAATGTTGTTTGCTTCTCTAAAGGATTTAGACACTAAAACCCAAGAACCAGTTAAAGAAAGTGCTTAATGAGTAAGTTTCCTAGTTTTGGTAGACAAATGGGCCACCTAAAAAGTCATTTAGGTAAGGCTCAAACTAATATCTTTTTTGGAAGAGTATTAGATGTATCTATTACTCCTAATACTACTACTACTAGACAAACTAACTGGAAATATAAAAGAGATGGTGAGTGGGATTTTACCCAAACAGGATTTATAAAATTTCATCCTATTGGAACTCAAATTGATGTTAACAATTTAGATAGTGCTCAAGTTGCTGCTCCTTTAATTACTAATATAGCTAAGTACCCTGTAAATAACGAAATAGTATGTATATTTCCTGGTCCTAGTATAGGAATGAATGAGGGTAATCCTACTGCTATAAAGTATTATTATTTAACTGTTACTTCATTATGGAATAACATCCAACATAATGCTTTTCCTGATTTAAAATATATTGAATCTTCACAAAGTTCTAATAACCCTAGTAACCAAAGTATATCTTCAGGTATTCAGGCAAACCCTTTTGATGCTCCTGAAGAATTAAAATTTGGGGATACTTTTGAAGAAAATGATAAAATAAGATCTCTATTACCTAGTGAAGGAGATGTTATAATAGAAGGACGATTTGGTAATAGCATTAGATTTGGTAGTTCTGCTCCTAAACAACAACCCCGAAATGATTGGTCTACTGAAGCAGAAAATGGTAAACCTGTTGTTATTATAAGAAATGGACAAAAGGATGAAATAAGTAATAATCCTTGGGATCCTATTTTTGAAAGTATAAATGATGATGGTTCATCTATATATATGCTCTCAGGTCAACCTTTAAGATCCTTCCAACCTGCTTATATTAACTTACAATCATTAAATCTTAATTTAACAAGTGCTGGGGATACTTCACAAGAAATTTCCTCAAATATGGAAAATTTACGAGGTTTAGGAGATGACTTTAGTGGAACAGCAAATCCTAGTTATACTTCTGATTATATAGCAACTGGGCAAGTTGTTTCTAGTAGTTTATCTCTTGAAGATCAAGATAAATTACAACAAGAATTAAAAGATTTATATACTGCTAATAATTTTGATTATGAAGAAGATATTTGGAAAGTAAATGTTACTGGAATTAGATCTCCTGGAAAAGAAGTAACAAACTTATTTGACGATACCTTAGTTGTAACTTACAAAGATGAAAATCAACAAAATCAAATATATCAATTCCCAATAACCACTCAACCTGGGGTTCCTTGGCTTAAAGAACCTTATTCAAGTATAGGAGCAGCTATATTAAAACCAGGACAGTACAAAGATGCTTATAAATTTGGAAGACATGGAAACCCAGGATATGAAGCTATTATAGATGCTAAAGACTTAGTAGTATTTAGGGATTCTAATAGAGATTTAAATTATGATGATCCTAATATCCCAACCCAAACAGGAGAATTTGGAATTAATATCCATAGATCATATTCTAGTGGTACTGCTACAAAAGTAAATCGTTACTCAGCAGGATGTCAAGTATTTGCAAATTCTGAAGATTTTAAAGTGTTTTTAAACATATTAACTAAGAGTTATCAATATTTAGGAATTGCTAAAAGAAAATTTAGAATAACATACACATTAATAGAAACATAAAATGGCTTATACCCCAGATTTCCCATATCAAGGCGAACAGATTATTATTAATTCGGGAAGAGTATTTATCAATTCCCGCGATGATTCAGCATTTATCAACGCATCTAAAGCGGTTTCTTTAGGTTCTGGTGGTACGCTTAATTTTGATAGTAAAGATAAGTGTATAATTAATTCTCCAAGAATTGATTTAGGTTTAGGAGCAAGCCACCCCGTAACTAGAGGAGATATTTTAAAAAGGATATTATTAACTACTTTAAGGCAAATGGAAAAAGCTGGAAGACAAATGGAAAAATCTGTTGATCATACTGGAACTCCTATATCCCAAACAAATAGAGCTGGAACTATATTAAGAAAAGTCAGAAGAAGAGTTAGAACAGAAATAAAAAACATGAACTCAGATTTAACTTTTACAGTATAATGGCAATACCTTACTCAACCATATTAGCAAGAGTCGCTGTTAAAATAGGTGATGTTACAGATGAAGCTGAAGAAAAGCTAGATTTTGTAAATGATAAACTATTTGAAATTAACAGTATAGATTTTTGTAACCCTTTGGGTTATATTATGGGTAAAGCCTTACCTCCACAAGGTCCTGTTCAAAAAGCAATAGACAAATATGCTGGTAAATTAAAAAAATTTACTGATAAATTAGGTAAAATTGATCTTAAAGAAAAAGCACTAAATCAATTAGATGAAGCTGCAGGAACAACTGAAGAAGAATTAAGACGAAGAGAACAAACTATTAAAGATTTATTAGAGATTAAAAGAGAAATAGATCAAATCCAAGTTCCACCTGAATTTACAGAAAATATTCCTGGAGCAGGAAAAATTGCTGAAAAGTTAGCTAGACTAAAACTTAGTCTGGATATAGCAGAGGGGGTTGCTGTAGATCAAGTTACTCCTTTAGATCTATTAGAACAAACAAAAGAATTTCAGGCTGTAAAAACATTCCTTCTTCCTTTTACAAATCCTATAAATGCTATAAATACATTTTTTGCTGATGAAGTAGCTGATGTAAATAAAATCATAAAAGACTTTATTCGCCCAGATAAAATTGCTGAAAGTGTTGAAGAGATTATTAAATTAGTTGTAGCTATAGAAAAGTTACTTCAAAAAGTCTTAGCTTTATTACAAATGATTAATATGATTGTTAAAATTTGTAACATATTAATTAAAGTGTACCTTATATTAGCTAAACTTCTTAAAAAAATTCCTATACCTGCTCGTTGGCAAACCACAGGAAGTATAGTAAAAGCAGCAGATAAAGCTAATGAAATGGAACATCATAAGGCTAAAGAACTTCAAGACTTTTTAAAAGTTCTTTCTGCTTTTATAGATTCAGTAATGGTTGATCTAGCATCAGTTAGAGATGAAATAATTACTATGATTGTAGCTTTAGAACAACTAAAACAAAATTTACAAGCTTGTCCATTTACAAAAGATAATTATTTACAAGAAGGTATGGATGCTGTAATTGGTAGAGCTAATGAAACTCTATCTAAATTAGAACAACAAGCTCCTCAATTAAAAAATATTGAACCCTTAGATAAGACACCTATAGAAGGTCCTGAAAATAATAGAGATGGAAATTCAGCAGATGGTAAGTATGATTTGATATATAAAGGGTATGGCATTAATATAGAAAAAGAAGAAAATGTAGTTGATGAAAATATAACAGTTAGAAGAAGATATGCAATGATATTTGACACTGAAGGAAGTGTTAAAGATGAAACAGAATTAACATATTCAACTAAAGATTCTATTATATTTAATGAAGCTAAATTTTTAATTGATACATACGGTGAAGTTGCATCCCCAGATATAAATCCAAATACATTAGAAGATTCACAAGTTGAAGAAATGTTAGGTATTTCTTTAGCTGATGCCCAAAAAGAACAAAATGAAGCTCAACAAGGTGTTAAAAGTCTTATTAATGAATTAGTAGAAGAAAAAAATCTACAACAGGATTTAGAAAAGAAAAAGAAAGAAAGAGAAAAACAAGCTCAAAAACAAGCTCAAGAACAAAGAAAAAAAGAACAGCAAGCAATAGAAACCCAACCAGATGAAAAAAGAGTAAAAGAAGTAGCTAGAATAGTTAATTCATTAACTGTAGAAGATTTTTATAATTTTACAGTTAGAAACAATGCCGGTATAGGTTATATAGGTGGTGGAAGACAAGCAGGTAGATTCTTAATAAGACAATTAGGTGGGTTGAAAAATAATAAAGATAAAAATTTAGTTAAAGTTATAACAGGATTTACTACTCAAAGTTGGTCTAATAGTGTTAGTAGAAATAGAGTAAAAGAAAAAAGATTAGATACTAAAAATATAGCTTCTGTAATTGCTTTCCTTAAATATGCTAAAAAATATACTGATACTGAAATTCAAGCCGGATTACAACTCACAACTTTGATTAAAAGAGCTACCTTTACTATTGATAGAGCTGGAAAAATTGGCTTTAAAATTGTAGGTATTTAAAATAAAGTTACAAAACAAATATTTATAACCAATGAAATTAGATCAATTAAGAAAAATAATAAGAGAAGAGGTAAGATCCGCTATGCAAGGGGAACTTAAGGATATTATAACAGAAGCTGTTAAGATAGCTAGTGAACCTACTACAAAACCTTCTGTTAAAGTTCCAAAAGTTGAACCTAAAAGGCAAAAATCATTTTCGGAATTAGTTAATGAAGATAGACAATTACCTCAAAATCCTCAATTTGAAACTAAAGGAAACCCTGTTCTAGAAGCATTAAACGAAACAGCAGCTTCAGGAGCATGGAGAAATATAAATGGAGGAACTTTTAATGCCCAAGACGCAGTTGGTTGGTCTGGAGGAGGTCCTATGGCTGGAGCAGCTACACCCGTAGTTAGCTCAGTAGACCAAATGATTCAAGGAAAACGAGCAAGTGATATTACTCAAGTAAGTATTGATGCTGTTCCTGATTTTTCTGGACTAATGAATAATTTAAAAGAAAAAGGTAAATTATAATGGCAAAATATAATTTTATAGGTAAAACCCAATCAGACTTATTCCCTAATAGGGGAATAGGATTAGGTATTCCATTTGATGGGAATACTGGGATTAATACTACCTATTTAACTAAAGATGCTGTTAGAGCTAATTTATTGAATTTCTTTTTAACTGCTCAAAGAGAAAGAATATTTAAACCTAGTTTTGGATCTGGTTTAAGAAATTTATTATTTGAACCTCTTACTGAAGAAAACCAAGCTAGTATAAGAAATTATATAGAAGAAGGAATAGAAAATTATTTTCCACAAGTAGAAATTAAGGAAATAAATGTAGGGTTTAGGGAAGATGAAAACACAGCACTTATAAATTTTAAATATTCTTTAATAAGTACTAATATAACTGATGAAATAACAATAACATTTACAAATGTCTCAACAATCTAAAAAAATACAATATCTAAATAAGGATTTTGATGCACTCAAACAAAGGTTAATTGAGTTTGCTGAAACCTATTATCCTGATACTTATACAGATTTCAACGAAGCATCCCCAGGTTTGATGTTAATTGAAATGGCATCATATGTTGGTGACGTTTTAAATTTTTATACTGAAAACCAAATTCAGGAAAACTTCCTACAATATGCTAAACAAAGAAATAACTTACTTACTTTAGCATACAATTATGGGTATAGACCAAAAGTAACTAGAGCTTCTACTGTTAGTTTAGATGTATACCAAGTTGTTCCTTCTACTGATGTTAATGGGTTTGTTGAACCAAACTTTAATTATGCTTTACAAATAGAAGATGGAGCACAAGTTAGAGCCACAGATAATACAGATATATTTTTTTATCTAAATAAAAATGTGGATTTTACAATTTCTGGTTCTAACGATCCAACAAATATTTCTGTTTACTCTTTAGATAGTGATAACTTACCTGCTTTTTATCTTTTAAAAAAACAAGCATTAGCTTCAGCAGGAAAAGTAAAAACACAAACATTTGATTTTGGTACAGCAGAACGATTTGCTACAGTTGAAATAGATGATACTAATATAATTAGAATTATAAAAGTAACAGATAGTGAAAATACTAGATGGTACGAAGTACCTTATTTAGCACAAGAAACTATTTTTGATGAAGTAGAAAATATAGCTACAAACGACCCAAATTTATCTCAATATAATGAGACTGTACCTTATCTTTTAAAAATAAAAAAAGTACCTCAAAGATTTGTTTCAAGATTTAGATCAGATAATACTCTACAATTACAATTTGGTCCTGGAGTATCAGATAACCCAGATGAAGTTATCATCCCCAACCCTGATGAAGTAGGATTAGGTTTACCTTATGGTCAAGATAAATTAACAACAGCTTGGGATCCTTCAAACTTTTTATATACTCAAACTTATGGATTATCTCCTTCTAATACAACATTAACTGTAGAGTATGTTGTAGGAGGTGGAGCAGCTTCAAATGTATCCTCTAATAAATTAACTACATTCCACACTGGGTCTATAAGTTTATACGGTAATAACCTTAATGGTACTTTATCTACAGCAGTTTTAGAATCCTTAGCTTTTAATAACCCTGGACCTGCTTCAGGAGGAGGAGCTGGAGATACTAATGAACAAATTAGACAAAATGCTCTTGCATCTTACCCAACACAGTTAAGAACAGTAACAAGAGAAGATTACATTATTAGATGTTATTCTTTACCTTCCAGATATGGTAAAATATCTAAAGCATATATAGTTCCTGAAGATAATATTAAAACTAACTTTAGAAACGATAACATTTATAATAACAATTATAGTAATATGGCTTTATATATCTTATCTGAAGACACAACAGGTACTTTATCTACAGCCAACCCCGCATTAAAGCAAAATTTAGAAACATTCCTTTCTGAATATAGAATGTTAACTGATGCTGTTAATATTAAAGATGCTTTTATTATTAATATTGGAGTTAATTTTGAAATTATTCCAAGACCTGATTATAGTACAACTTCTGTAATTAATAGATGTTTACAAGCTTTAAAAGATTATTTTAATATTAACAAATGGCAAATAAATCAACCTATCTTAATAAGAGATGTTTATACTCTTTTAGATAAAGTAGAAGGAGTTCAAACAGTTGAAAATGTAGAGTTTATAAACAAATATGGGGAAAATTATTCCCAATTTGCATATGATATGAATGCAGCAACAATAAAACAAGTAATATATCCTTCTTTGGATCCTAGTATTTTTGAAGTTAAATACCCAAATACTGATTTACAAGGAAGAATAGTATCATTATAATATTATAAAATGGCAATATATAAATTATTTCCTGATAAAGACGCAACAATAGTTTCTAACTACCCAACACAAAATCAAGGTAGAGATGAAATATTGGAAATAGGTACTTATAATGGTACTTCAAGCTTTGCTGCTTCTGCTCAAGGAACTCTCCCAGCATTTAAAAGATCCTTAATTAAATTTAATTCTGCAGAAATTAGTGATATTTTAACTAATAGAGTAGGAAATAATGATTTTTCTGCTTCATTAAGATTATTTTTAGCTGAAGCTGAAGGAATTCCTTTAGATTACAATATATTTTGTGCTGCTGTTTCTCAAAGCTGGAATATGGGAACAGGTAGAAGTCATGATGTACCTAAAACTACAAATGGAGTTTCTTGGCAATTTACCCAACAAAGCGGATCATTACCATGGGCAACATCAGGGTATGAACCTTTTGTAACTGCTTCATTTTCTTCAAGTATAGCTGGAGGGGGTACTTGGTATTATAGTGGTACTGGTTTAGTTCCAACTTCATCTCAAAATTTTATATATACAAGTAATAAAGATATAAATTTAAATGTTAAACCACATATTTTAATGTGGGAAAGTGGTACTATTGCCAATGATGGGTTTATTCTAAAATTAGATGAAGCTACTGAAACAACCGAAAATTTAACATTATTAAAATACTTTTCAGTTGATACTCATACAATTTATCCCCCAACATTAGAAATTAAATGGGATGATTCTGATTTTAATTCAACTGCAACTATAGTTACCTCTAGTGAGTTTGTGGCTAAAATTACAAATTTAAAAGCTGAGTTTGAAGATAGTAGTATCTATAAATTTAAAATAAAAACAAGAGATACATTCCCTACTAGGGCTTTCCAAACTACTTCCGTATATTTAAACACTAAAATACTACCAACTTCTTCATATTGGGGTCTTAAAGACGCTAAAACAGAAGAAATGGTAATAGATTTTGATACAGAGTTTACTAAACTAAGTGCTAACGATAATGAAAATTACTTTACTTTATATATGGATGGTCTAGAACCAGAAAGATATTATCAAATTGTAATTAAGACTATTGTTGAAGATGAAACTATAGTATTAGATGATAAATCTAATTATTTTAAATTAGTAAGATAATGGCACAAAAACTGGAATTAAAAAAAATAGGGTTTGGGAAAAACACATACCCAAAAGTAATTAATACTCAATTCTCACAATTAATCCAATCTGAAGTAGACTCAGATGAAGTTGGTTTTGTTACCCCAGAAGAATTTTTTCAAATTTATGATGATAGATTTTATGAACTCCCTATTGAGGGAGAATATTCTCATAAAGAATTAATTAGAAGAAGTTCTGAATATGTTGGAGTTGAAAGTACTTCTGAAGAAGTAGAGTTATTGCTAAATGAAATTAATGAATTAAGAATGGAATTGTTAGAAAACCAACGTGCCCTTCTTGAAGTAACTGAGCCAGACACAGCTGAAGATAATTAAAAATGGAAAAAATAAGTGTTTTAAAATCAACCCCGTTTATTTCTCAAGATTATTCTTTTAAAGATTCTAATTTAATAACTAAAAGAACCTTTGAGAAAGTATTTGGGTCTCCTGGGGACAGAATAGAAGTTCATCTTTATAATTCTGACCAGGACTTAATAGCCTCAGATTACAATTATAAACAATATCAATTAGGGGATAGTTCTCAAGATGGTTTATATAATGATATATTTGTTGATCCTGAACGGTATGTTCAAGATCAAGGATATAATTATGGAGAATTTAAGATAAACTATTATTTTTATACTGATATTCTAGGAAGTAATAGTACAACAAGATTTTTTATTTCTGATATCTCTCAAGACAGAACAGAATTAAAAATAACATCTTTAGGAATTGATTATGAAACCTTATCTAGAAAATATCTAGATTACATAACTAATAGA